TATTTCATTTAAAAACTCTCGCGCCATTTTTCTGTCGTTACGTATATTATCCAGTGCTTCATCCATAAAGTTAAGCGCCAGCAGAAACGTAATAAGCGTGAAATTGATTACGACAATATTTCAAAAGCATATGAAGAAGAATTTTTATCTACGAGCGAATCTTATATTACCCATCGCGAAGAAGAGGAATTTTGGAAGTTATTTTATGAAGAACTTCAAAGCTGGGACGCCTCCCAAATGAAGGAAAACGATTTAAAAGTCTATAAAGCCATTAATATACTTTTTGAATCGAAGGAGGAGATCGATATTTTTAATAAAAAAGCTATTTATTTATATTTAAGAGAGATCACAGGCTTGAATACTAAGCAGATTGTGAATTCTCTTAAAAAGTTTCGAAAGAAATATTATAGTTTTAAAGATGATTGGGAAAATGGAACGTTATGAGTAAAAAAAATTTAGAAACTCTTATGGATGAAGCACTGGATAATATACGTAACGACAGAAAAATGGCGCGAGAGTTTTTAAATGAAATAGCGACTCAGATCGCCAACGATGCTACCCAGAATAAGTATCTCAGTCCAGTGGCCGCCAAACACATAGAAACGCTGCAGCGATCCAACGAACAATTGGTAAAATTAATAAGCCTGCGACAAAAAGATCACACTCGCGGCCGCGGGCTATCCCTTTCAGAAGAAGATAAGAATGAATTATTTGATATAATTCAGGGAGACTCTTCTGATGGCCAATAAAAACTTTCTAGATTGGTCTACTTTCACCGATCCTTCCGCCGGCCGCGAATTATTAAATAATTCAATTCGAAAGGGCCTCGCATTTGATGCATACGGCGACAAGAAGCGATTTAAATTCAAAGCACGCGTTTTAACAAACGCATCCTATCTTACAGCAGATGGTGAAGCAGCTATTAACCGCGATCCCCCTACCAGTGATGAAGCTGCCGGCAGCATCGCCAACACGACCTTTAAATCTTTTCGCTACCAAGCACGTATTACCGGCAGCAATTCTCCGCATTGGTTTTTGCCTGATCCCTGCAACGCTACCTACGCCGAAAAACCAGTGGAAGCATTCAGACTGATAGCACTGCATACGACATTTGTTTCGACATTCGATATCGGAGCTAATGCAACAGCCGCTAGACTCCCGGTAGCCGGCCAAATTGTAGAAGTGGAATTAGAGGCTTCTGACATGTGGCAGTTTGACCTGCAGCAGGGTTTCCATGTTGGAATTGTTAAACGCGAACTACCTTCTGAACAAGAAGAGACGTTTTGCAAATCCGGAGAGTTTTTCGAGAGTTATTCTGGAGAAAGACGAAGCTTATCTGATGTTCAAAGATCCCGCGACAGGAGCGCCCCGGATCAGTCGTATTCAGACTCGGAAAGATCAGATTTCTGCAAAGAGTATCCAACTCTCGAAGACTGCGCAAAAGCGGGTAATTTTTATGGCCCACCGCTCCCATTTGTTGTTGCTCCAGTTAGGCCTCGTTCAGGCCGGACAGCACGCCCTATTGGTCTTAAGAAATGTCCACAGGAAGAACGGGACCGGTGGACCGCCCTGCGCGCTTCTAAACAAGGAATAGCCGCCGCCGGCGGCGGCTTTGTGATGCCAGTAAGTGGTTATATTACTTCTTTCTACGGAGAGATTCGCGCGGGTATCTCGTCCCAACCTCACGGCGGCCTTGATATATCAGCCCCGAACTATAGTTCTCCGGGCCAGTCCGCCGGCAACAATCGCCGCCGAGATGATGGTTCATCTGGTGGAGAGTATAAAGACGAGCATTATTTTATGGGCGCGGTTATCGCCCCACAAGCCGGCAAAATCGTGCATGCTCCTCCGGGAACGATTTGGCTCGAATGTCAAACAAGCCCTAAAACCCGCTTTGCATTTCGGCATTTAGACTCGTTTGCCAAAGGACTAGCGGAGAATGTGACTGTCAAACAAGGGCAGATCCTTGGTCGTATTGGGACCACCGGCCACACTTCACCTGCGATTGGTCCTCATTTACATCTAGAAGTTTATATTTGGGATGATGCTCTTAAACCCGGCGGAGGCCGCGCCATTTATGGTGTTCCGAAACCCCAGTCCAAGTGGGTGCGCCAAGATCCTATGGAATATTGTGGGTGGGCTGATGCCGTGGGTGGCAAGATTAAAGGCACCAACCTCTATCGCGGTTTTGGCTGCGGCACCAATAACTTTGATTCCTCCATGGAGGACATTAGGGCGGTGCAATCGTCGTTGGTGTGGTTCAACGCCTAGAAATGAGTCAGCTATCGGCAGAAGGTTAATCTAAACAAGGAACACAAATTATGACAGCCTCCAACCAATCAGGTCTATTCCGTACTCCAGGCCCAGGAACGTCCGACCCAGAAACCGGCCAAAACACTTCCCAACTGTTTTTCATCCAAGGACATGATCAACATGTCATCCAATACGATAATGCCTATTTGGTATTTGGCGCTGATCATCCCGAAGGCATGGCATCGGGTTTTGGAGCCGAAGGCGATCCTAATTGCAACACTATTGATCTCGTGGTAGGTAGAGGCGCCGGCGCAAGAAAAGGCAAAGGCCTTAAACCTCACAGCATGGTTAATAACAATATAACGACCGATGCTGCTCGGATCTATATTAGTCAAAAAACCAATATTGATACAAATTTTGCGTTAGCAGATGGTTCCCTGGGAAACGTTAAAGGATCGTCTGCAATTGGAATTAAAGCTGATGGTATACGTATTGTTGGGCGCGAAGGCATTAAGATTGTGACAGGTGGCGGAAGAGGCGTGAAAGGCGGCGGCGAAACAAGTTCAACTGGCGATCCTTTGGTAGCCGCACCCAAGATTGATTTATTGGCCGGGAATAATGATGAGAGCTTGCAGCCTATATTACTAGGAACTCGAACTGTAAAGGCTTTGGAAGAATATAATGATGATATTGTGGAAACTATTGCTGCTTCATTAAAAACCCTTGGAGAAATCCAATCTGAATTTTACGGAATCATTGCGGAATCCATAGGGTCTGTCTTCCCGCCGGTCGGAGCCGCCGTCAATCAGGTGGTCAGCACTATTGATAGTGGGGTTGTACAGCCGATGGGTCAGGTTCGAACCAATGCTAGTCTTTGGAAACAAAACTATTTAGTAGCTTCGGGAGACACATATATTTGCAGTAGCAATGTTCGGAGTACTTAAAATCTATAATGCCAGAATCTAAATTTTTAAAACACCAAGACAAAAACAATGACGGCCTTATTGACGTTTGTGATGATTTAACACCCGTTCAAAACGTTAATAATTGTCTTCCATGCACTCCCAATCCTTACGCGGTCGTGCCGGATTGGAAGACACTGACTGCCGAGGATCCTTTATTTAATGAAAAGAACTGTACTTATCAAGTCACTATCGTAACAAAGCTAGCTAGCATTTTTGAAAATAGTCAATATGAGGCTGATAGCGCAACGGAAGAAGAAGCTCAAGAAACTGTTGGTGCAATTTTTGATACGTATCAAGAGGAGGCCATAGAAGCGCTTTTAACTGGTTTTGAAAAAGTAGATGACGACGCATCTCGTCAAGTGTTAAGAGATGAAATTGAGCATAAAAATTATGATCTGGATCCTCGTCCAAAATCTCGGCTTTTATTGTTATACGCGGTGCCATACGAAGCATTGGCTAGTCTAGACGATGTAGATAGTCCAACAGACGAGGAAGAAGCCGAAGAAGATGCCGCGGCAGCCAAAGAAGGTCGTGTAGTAGTGACTTATAAAGCTTTAGAACTTGCACCTAAGCTAATGAGAATCCGAAAAGGATTGGCACTTTATAATATTTATTTAAAAAAATACCAAGTACTGGATAAAGGAAATCTCTTTTTTGAGGAAGAGCCAGATACTATTTTTAATCTTAGCATATACGGTGACTGGGGCGGTGGTATTAAGTGTGTTACGGCAAAACTGCTTAAACAATTAGAAGCCTTTTTAAATATGAAGGGCGCCGAAATCCCAGGTGTCGGCCGCCCTCACATCTTCAAAGGCTATGATACTGTTACGAAGCTCACATTTCATTTCGACACAAAATATAAACTTAAAAAATTGGAAGTTTATACCGAAGGGTGTGGAGATATACCAAGAACTTATATCAAATCCTGTCAAAACTTAAGAGGTCGATCTGCGTGGATCGACCCAACGGCAGCAGCATATTTTGCGCATTTAGACGACATGGACAATGATCTAACAGCGCGCACTCCCAAACCCTGGTTAGACTTTGTTATTGAACACACCTATCCTAAAATCTATTCATCTATCAACCATACTCTAGAAAATCTAGGCGACGATGAAAGCTGTGTTGCCGCAGCGTTGCGCAACGAAGTAAAGCAATTAGGCCAAGATATTCTTAGTGATGTGTTTAATGTAGCTGACGCAATTGCCCTCAAGTATTCGGAAACATGCTATGCTCCTGGCGAAGAAGGCCAAAAAAAGCTTCTTACTCAAGAAAAAGAGCTTGGACTTGTGGCAGATCCTAATGCACCCGCAGGCCCCGAAGCTGAAAGCTTTAAAAATCTCCGCGCCATGGCCGCCACTCAGGCCCAACGAGAATTAGAGAAGAGCAAAGATCCATTTGAAAGATTTTGTGGAGAATTTCTCGTTCCTCTTGCAGCCGGAATGGCTACCGCGGGAGGCGGTGGTGGTGGCATAAGAGGCGCCTTGAAAAAGGTAGGCGGTGGAGGCATGGATGACAAGATACGAGGACTATGGGAAAACCGCGGCGGGCTGCAAGATCTTAAGCTCTGTGGCCTCCAAGACTTATTAATTGGTTCCATCCAATGTTTATTTAAGGGCATGACCTTAGAACAGGCCCTAGGCACCATCTTGAACCAAGCTTTTAGATCGATGAGCATGCAAAATTTTGATAAATTGTTCATTGGACTTCCTTATGAAAAACAATTAGAACTACAAGCACTCGTAAAGAAAAAGCTAGCCGAAGGAGATCTCTTCAAAGACAACAGCCTCAACCAATCTACATCCGATGCCATCGCAGGACTGACTACCCCAAATACTACCGCAGAATTAGATCCCGGATCAATCTTCGGCACGTATCGTTCTCAAGATCCTAATATCGATAAAGATACGACACTCACAGAATTTCAAAATGGACAGGTTTCACAAAATGAGAGACGCCCTTTAAATCAACAATTTGATGTTGCCAATGAAGATAGAACAAAGCAATTAAGTGATAAGGTTTTATTAGAGGCATGGATTAAAGCATATCTTGAGTTATATCAAGAAAACCTTTTAGAATTAGTAGCAGAGTTCAATAAATTTCCCGGCGCCCAACTGGTCAAATTTTTAATTACCACCGTTGACTGTCCACGACCCCCTTTGTTTGAACCAAGTGTTCTCGATTTTATTAAAGACATCGAGTTACCTTTCTGCAAAGGTACTCAAGATATCGTATGGCCACACTTCACGAATCCATTTACTTGGATGAATTGGAGAGTAGATTTCGGCAAGCTTATCCAAATGGCCGCGATTTTAGCCCTACAAGAGCTAATCTGGACTACCATTATGAAGATTCTTCTTAAGGTATGCCAATTATTGAGTGGTGCTGCCTGTTCGCTTCTTGATCTCGCCATGCCTGATTTTGATGAGTGCGGAACATCCGGTGGTCGCCTGAGACAAATGATCCAGGATGCACTATGTGGGGATGCCGCGACAGCCACACAAGTAGATGACACCATGGTAGACACATTCGCACGCCTTGGACTCGGATCGGCTGCCTTCGCCGATCAACAACAAGTTTTGAACTTTGGCAATGATATGTCTTGCACAACCACACGACAAGAACTCGCACAAGCCTTTTTAGGAGAACCCTCCGAAGACTTTTTGAATGCGATAGGGCAGCTAGTTGCTACTGATTATACTGATTTTGAGTCAGCGCTTCCAAATAACGAAGCTATCGAAGCTTTTTTCACCAACATGGGCGCCCTGGCACCAGTTGGTTTTAGAACTCAATTAGGAGAATTTCTCGCTATGTTGCCCGAAGATGACAGACTGCCGGCAAATCCTTCGCTTTGCGCGACAGAAGAGCAAGTCCAAAGATTCGAAGAGTATCGCTGCAGCCTTTTGGAAGGCCGCGCAACCCCAGATCAATGCAAGGAGATGTTTCCCGATTATCAGTCTCAATTAGAAGAATTTTCTCAAATCATGGGCCAAGGCATGGCTCCTACAATGCCACCCATTGTGTCTTCACCCGGTTGTGATGACGGCATTTTTCCGTTCGAGACCCCAGATGCAGTAGCCATGGTTACTAAAGGTATCAACAGTAATTTAAAATTATTGCAAATGAATTTTACGACTGACATGATGGGCAACGGAGGCCTTTTTGGCGGACTCAACCAAAGCAAGTGGGGTTTCATGAATATGATCCTCTCTGATACCTATGGAAAACCTTTGACCAATCATCATCGCAAAGTTGCGAATGATCGAGGTGCTCAAACATATGTCGATATGTATGTCAAGGGCCCTGGTGTCGATTCCGGCGATGCATTTTGGAATGATTATGACGAGATGAAAGATCAATATGGAGCTTATCCAATCGATGTCGCCGGCTGGCTGCAGAAGGAACTAGGCCGAGTAGAGCCTGTATTTGACTCAAGTAACAAATTGATCGAATCCAAGCGATTTGAAATAGATCAAGGCCGCGTAAGTGACTTCACCGCGCTCGGTGGTATAGACCGTCTTTCCTACACTGGCGCGCAGTATTATAATATTCAACTGCAAGTAGATTTTGAAGAGGACCAAATCTTCATTGTGGAGAAAGACAGAAAAGAGTCCGCGGATGTTACATTAGACTTTAGAGATAACAACGCAGGCTTGGCATCTATGGGCGTTACTAGTTGGGGATGGGGCTTTGATATAGAAATGTATTTATCCGAATTTGCCCCCACTCGACGCCCAAGCCAATTTACTGGCGCCGGAGTGGATGCTGTTGGTCATCCGGCACCTACATGGGAACTCACAGGAAGTATAGCTAACCGGCCGGACGACAACGCAAGAATAACCATATATGAGCTTATAAATGATGACGCGGATTATAAATGCCGCTTTAGAAAAGTAAAGGGCGCCTCAACAGGAATCGATTCAAGCCCCGAAAAGCTCTATGACTTTTTAGCAGTTGACAATACCTTTGAACAAATAGGTAATATAAATCTTGACAATTATCCAAATTTTCTAGGAACATTTAAAACCAAGCAAGATTACCTGCCTCAAGTAGTTTTATTGCACGAGATTGCTAGAAACAACGGCGCCTCGATAAGCAAAAATGACATTAAAGCGGCCCACGATCTCTACATGTCTTCGTTAATGTCACAGATTAAAACAACGATTTCCGGCAATAATATTCCATTTAGGTACGGCGCCAGCTTCGAAGGTATATCAGAAGACGATGTAAAATATGTTGTTAACAACGGACAAACCTTGTCAGATGGGGGTACTCGCTACAGAAAAGCTAAAATAGAAGATGAAGATGGCGGTGATCGCAAAATCAAGAGAAGCGATCAAATACTAGGGATTAGCCTCATGCAATATAACGTAGAGCAAGGTATCCAAACCGGCCCCAATCGAGTATTTTATTTGGATCCCCACACTTATGGTGGCTCTTTTATGAATCCTCCGATTTATATTGCTCCTATGGCAAACCAAGGCTGGCTTGGCCTCTTTGATATTCTGTTTCCTGAATATTCTGTATGTGGTAGTGGCCAGGATAATGTTGATTTAATTGACTTCGGAGAGTTATCCAAAATTATTGATGATGCTTATCCAACGATGCCCGTAGACGAGAGGTTAAAAGGCGATCCCGATTGTCAATTTGAACCCCCTTATCACCGTATTTTAGAAAGAAGTGCCGCGGCCGGCCTCGAAGGGATCTTGGCTGCTGCAGTACGGATATATGCGACTGTGCATTTTATAAAATCCATAGCAACGTTTAGCACAATTAAGCCTGATTTTAAGGAAAACTTTAGCACTATCTATGCTCAATATATTATTTCTCGGATGGAAGAGCGCTTTCGAGAGGCACAGGCGCCTGCTTCAGAGTTTTTTAATACATTTAAAGATGATGAATTTTGGTATGTATTTTTAGAACAAGCAGTTCAGAATTATTCTCGTAAAATTGAGCGTACTGGAGAGGCTCCTCCTTCAAATGTGAGCGCAGCCTTAACAACGATTAATAATATGATAGAAAGCTATGATAATCCATCGAAAAAAGATATGGATGCCGCCCGAAAGCTTGGCGATTTTAGAGAGGTACAAACTCCTTTCGATGGAATATCGGCTTTAGAGGAGTATAGATATAAGAAAAATCTTGAAGCAGTCATGGACACTGAAGATGAAGCCAAAATCGTTCTACAAGAATTGGTAACTGAACAATTAGATATTATAGCTACCAAATTTGAGAAAGCCATGAAAAAGATGGATATGGCGCCCTCTATTAATGATATAGCATATTATTTTCTCCAAAATTTAACTCAAGGCGCCAATGGTTTAGACCTGGAGAAAGAAATAAAAGAAGAAATCCAAGACCTCCCAACCGAAGGAGAAAATATTTATACCCCCGGCGGAGAATTATATGTGTTGGAGAAGCACGATGAAGACAGTGGTTTTGAGGCGGGCGAAGAATACGTAGGATATTATCATATTGTTGAAGATGATGATGGGGATCCTCAATATATGGCCGGCGAAGAACATGTTTTTGCCGCTCACGATGTTTTAAATCCGATGGGTAACAAGACCATTGTTCCTATCGGAAACGTTGAAGACTACAAATTCCGGCCGGCCCAGGATCCTGCAAAGCCCTTCGCCATAGAAAAATATATTAGCATTGACGATGTTAAATACAGTTCCAGTACCGCGATTAATAAAATTAAACAACACGACAACTCACTAAACATCTCAGAAGTATATCCTGGCACCCTTGAGCATGTGGTAGATGCAGGCGGCAGAGTTGTGGGCCTCAAAGGAAAACTTGGAGTGCGGTATGGATTACAGTTTTCGTTAGTGGTCGAAGGCGAGAAAGTACCACTCACCACCGTAGAAATTGATGCATTGGACTTACCGATTTCTAAAATAGCTCCTTTTGAAGGAAATAGCAAAACACTTTTATGTTTGCTCAACCTTCTCAAAGACGACCATACATTTAAATTAATATATAAATATATTTTCCCCTTAAATAAAATTAATGCACTTTGGGCAGTCTATAATGATATGGGATTTTTAGCTTCTATTGGCGAGATTACTGTTGGAAAATCGGACGCTTTGGGGGGAGATGATATGGATAAGAAACCCGGTTTGTGGGTTGATGTAGATAGGGATGGAAATGCAACCGTTAATGAAGGGGCCATGGGCTGGGCCGAAGTGTGTAAACGCCGAAAAGGTGGCGCTTTTGTGCTTGATTGGGATGATTGGGATCGAGAACTTCTGAGTAATTCGACCCACAGACTAAAGAAAATGTTTAAAAATTATTATCATTCACGAACGTTTTCCACAGAGATAAATTTGGATCCCGAAGACGATCCTTCTTGGATTTGGTTTACCGATTTGAGAAACCGTATGAGACCATCACCAGGAGTAAGATTGTTGCCGTGGTGGAAGCGAAGAAGAATCAGAAAGGGTGTCCGGGACTCAAAAGGTAATTTCTGTGATTAAAAATAGAGAGTTGGTGATATTTATATAAAAGGGAGAGATATATGTCGTCCATTGGTGTAAGACTTCCATTGACATTAGATTCTGGGGATGGGTTTACCATGAACAAATCTATGGCCAGGGTGATACAACAAAACTTTAAGATGCTCTTATTAACTGATAAGGGTGAAAGAGTTATGAATCCCAACTATGGGGTAGGAGTAAAACGGTTTTTATTCGAGAACGATCATCTAAACTGGCAAAATCAGTTAATAGATTCTATTAACTCCCAAACCACAATTTATATGCCTTATGTCATAATTGAAGGCATTGATGTGGCACCTTCGCCAACAAATGCAAACCGAGTTAATATAACGATTAAATATAGGATTAAGGGCGTAAATATTACAGATTTTATAGCGCTTACTATTTAAGAAAGGAGAAATAATCTATGTCCGATCATCAAAAAAAGATAGTACCAATTGACTATACCCATAGGGATTTTGAGTCTATCCGCGGCGACCTGATGCAAATTGCAGAAAGGTTTTATCCTGATTCCTTTCAGGATTTTAGCGAGGGTTCTTTCGGATCCTTAATGTTAGATGCCGTAGCATACGTCGGAGATCAGTTATCCTTCTACTTGGACTATAATGTAAATGAATCATTTTTAGATACGGCCTATCAGTTTTCAAATGTCCTCCGGCATGGAAGGATATTGGGATACAAGCCATCAGGATTGGCCACAAGCTATGGAACCGTTTCTTTATATATGTTGGTGCCGGCCTCTTCTACGGGCCTAGGCCCAGATAAGTCTTATATTCCCATTATTAAAGCTGGGACTCGGTTTTTGTCTCAAACAGGGATTAATTTTTTATTAACGGCGAACGTAGACTTTAATGATCCAGCTTATACCACCATTGTAGCTCAAGCAGATGCAAAGGGCGCCCCCACATTTTATGCCATCAAGGCCGAAGGAACTGTAGTATCTGGATTTTTTAATCAAGAAACAGTTCGCATCGGCGCATATCAGAGATATAAGAAAGTTAGGCTCCGGAGCGCCAACATTGCAGAAATAACTTCAGTGGTTGATTCCGAGGGTCACGAATACTTTGAAGTAGATTATTTGGCTCAAGATATGGTTTATAAGGAGATTACGAATAAGAACTATAAAAACGATAACGTACCTTCAATTCTAAAGCCTTACTTGGTTTCACGAAAGTTTGTGGTTGAGCGCGATAGCCGTGGTGTGTATCTCCAGTTTGGAAGTGGAAAGACCGGAGAAACAAATGTGGTAGCTGATGTTCAGTCAGTCGCTTTAGATATTTTCGGAAAGGATTATATTAGTGACACTACATTTGATCCGACTCGATTAAGTAAAAATGAGAATTTCGGAATCGTACCATCTAATACCATTTTATATATTTCTTATAGAGGAGCAGATCCTATCAATGCAAACGTCGCTGCAGGCGCAGTTAATCAAACTGCCAACATTTTATATGAATTTGAAGATGCCCCTTCTTTAAACGCAACGACTGTCAGCACGATTATTAATTCTTTAGAGGTCAACAATGAAGAGCCAATTACGGGCGTCAATGATAATGTTGATTCGACAGAACTTAAAAGGAGGATCTACGACACTTTCCCGACTCAGAATAGAGCCGTCACTCAAGCAGACTATGAAAACATAGCCTATAGAATGCCGGCAAAGTATGGCTCAATTCAGCGTGTTAGTGTTCAGAAAGATCCAAGCTCTCTTAAAAGAAATTTAAATATGTATGTAACATCTGTTGATTCTCAAAATAAGCTTGCTACAACTAATTCTACTATTAAAAATAATTTAAAAACATGGCTTAATCATTATCGAATGATGAATGATACCGTTGATATTCTAGATCCTTATATTATTGATTTGGGCGTTGAGTTCACTATAAAAGCATCCCCAGATGTAGACAAATACATTCTGCTGGATTCCGCAATAGAGGCCATAAAATCTCTCTATACCAGTCATTTTTATATTGGAGAAGCTTTGTATGTGACGGATATCTATAATGCTCTCCGACAAGTAACTGGTATTTTAGACGTAACTCGGGTAAAGATCGTTAATAAGACGGGCCCGCGCTATGCTAGTACTGTTTTTGATGTAGCACAGAATACCTCCCCGGACGGAACTTACATAATTGCTCCTAAAAATGCTATTTTTGAGGTGAAGTTTCCCGCAGTCGATATTAAAGGGAAAGTTAAGTAATGGCACTTCTGCGATATACAGCTAGCGCTGATACTACCATCGTCAATGCTTTTCAACCCAACCTAAGAACACGCGGAACCGGCGCCAATATGGGTTTGGCCGACGTGATGGAAGTATTTTCAGTTTATGGAAGAGAGACCACAAGCTCCCAAGAGCTTTCTAGATTATTAATTAAGTTTCCCGTCGCAGGTATCACAGCCGACCGTACCAATAGTGTAATTCCCGCTAGCGGATCAGTTAGCTTTTATCTGAGATTGTTTAATGCAAAAACTTCAAAGACGGTCCCGGCCGAGTACACCTTAAAAGTTTTTCCAGTTTCTCAAGATTGGCAAGAAGGCATTGGATTAGATTTAGAGGGCTATGCAGATCTCACTAAAGGCAACACCGGCGCCAACTGGATGAGCGCATCCAACACCGTCGCATGGACAGCCTCTGCAGGAGACGCAGGAGGAGCTTATCTCACCGGAACAACCGATCCTAATTTTGGTCAAACATTTAGTACCGGACTTGAAGATTTAGAAATAAATATAACCCCCCTAGTAGAGCATTGGATGGCGGACACTATTAGCAACTATGGCGTTGGAGTTCACTTAACTTCCAGCCAAGAGGCAGCATTTTCTAGCTCCACAGGATTAAACAGCGGAAGTGTGTTGAATAACACCGGCGGCGCTACCACCTCTTATTATACTAAGAGATTTTTTGCGAGAGGCAGCCAGTTTTTCTTTAAGCGCCCCGTTATCGAAGCTCGTTGGAATTCTATCGTAAAAGACGACCGAGGAGAGTTCGTTTATAGTAGCTCTTTGGCTCCTGGTTCTGCCAATCTTAATACTTTATATTTGTATAACTATGTTCGAGGCCAGTTAACTAATATTCCCGCTGTTGGTAGCACAGGCTCTGTTCTTGTTAGTCTCTACTCCGGATCCGCAAAAAACACAGGACCATCAGGCTCTAAGTTGCTTTTATATGATGGTAATACCAATCTTACCGGCGGTTATGTATCCACAGGGATTTATTCATGTTCGGTAGCAGCCACCGCTGCAGCATCCACCTTGCAATATTTGTTTGATGTATGGCATAGCGGAAGCATTGAGTTCTTTACGGGTTCCATTAACCCATCGGTATTGAGCGCCTCACAAGCGGTTTCATCCCCGGTCCATTATTTGAATATTACAAATCTCCAAGATCGCTATCGTTCCAATGAAACGGCTCGATTTAATTTATATGTACGAGATAAGAACTGGAGCCCCACTATTTACACAGTAGCTAATACTACAGCCACTTCGACTACCATTCACAGCGCATCGTATAAAGTCTACAGAATTCTAGATTCTTATGAAGCGGTTCCCTATGGAACCGGCAGTGAGAAGCATACGGTCTTGTCCTATGATGTCTCAGGAAATTACTTTGACTTTGATATGAACTTGCTCGATCCTGGATATATGTATGGATTTAAATTTGCATTTTATGATGCTGCTCTGACATCGTGGGTGGAACAGCCATATGTGTTTAAATTTAGAGTAGAAGACTATGGGTATTAAAAAGCTTTTTGAAACTACCGATACTAGTAGAAATTATTTAGCTGAAACAACAGAAAAAGACGCTTTTCAAGATGTTGAATCCGCTGCTAATTTAAGGGCGATCAACAAAGATAAGCAACGCTTTGTCCCGCAGATAAACTATTCTCGACCTAAAAACTTTGCTAGGTTCGGTTCTGCATATCTATATTACAAGTCTTCGATTGAAAGAGTTCTCGATTATTATCCTTACGATGGCTCTGACGCAGAAATAAACGAATACTTTAACGATTCTCTTGACATTGACAGATATATTCTGCGTCACCTCTATCCACGTTCTACTGGTTATGCATTATTGAGCGCCGATGGGTGGGGCTCTTTGAGCACTCTAGACTCTGGTTCTGGATATGGCCTCCCCTCCAGTTTAGAATACATTACTTTCTATGGCGGCCCCGGCACAGGGTCGGCGAATCTCTCGGGTAGTAGCTTAGTCAATCTCGGACCTAACGACTCAAATAGCAAATTTCAATATTCTAATATCTATGAAGCCTCCTCTTCCACTTCTAATCTGTATAGCCGCGCAGGTTTGCCCTTAGACTACGGCAAGGGATCGCGAGAATCAAATCTCAAATCTAATTTTGATAACGGCGTTACAATTGAATTCTGGCTGAAAAAAGACGGTTTTGATAATGACATGACTTCCAAAGAAGTTGTGTTCGATATGTGGAACACCAACGAGACAGGCAGCGATGGTGGCGACGGCGCAGCATATGGGCGAATTACCATCGAATTGACGGGCGCCACAACTTCGGAAGGGAACAATTCTCCCTTCTTATTGACATGTCAATCGGGTACTACTGGTATTTTTACTGCTTCAATTGGTCAGAACCTTACACGCGCATCCTTGGCTTCGTGGCACCACTATGGAATAGCGTTTTTTAACTCAGGAAGTGGCTTTCATACTGAATTGTATGTCGATGGAAAATTAAACCAGGAAATCATCACAGGCGAGCGAGCCGTCGCAACTATAACATTTGCCGGCGTCCCCACAGCAGATGAAAGTATCACCATTGCTTCAACTGATGGAACATATAGAATATATACCGCAAAAGCCGACCCTGGCGTCGAAGCGCTGGCTTCCCCTCTTTTCTTTAGTATTGGTGGTACGAATGCAGAGAGAGCAGAATCGCTTAAGGGGGCTATTGAAGGAGCTTTTGGTCACGATGGAACGATTCTTGTATCCCGGTCTGGTGCAGTATTAACCTTAATTCAATCCACCCCTGGTACTGCTGGTAATACAGATATTACAGAAGACCTCACCAATGTTACAAAAACGAATTTTGTTGGCGGAACTCTCACGACCAATCTCGACGAAATTCCTTCCAAAAATATGGTTGGCTCGATTGGCGGGCTGTTAACGAATATCTCGGGTGGTGCCTACACTACTCCTGGAAGCTTCACCGCCACATCTGGTTCCGGAAAGCTCTCTGGCTCCTTAGATGAGTTCCGTTTCTGGAAAGTTCGGAGAACAGCCAAAGAAATTGGAGAGCATTGGTTCTCTCAAGTAAGAGGCGGTGTGAACACAGATATTTCAAATACGACCCTTGGTATGTATTACAAATTTAACGAGGGTATAACGGGAAATCCGGCCGTTGACAGCATAGTTTTGGACTATGGCGGGAGAGTCTGCAATGGTGGTTGGGTTGGCTATGACGCGTCCTCTCGAAACACGGGTTCTGCAATCTTATCTGCGTCCGCTGCAATCAAAGAATACAACGATCCTATCGTCAGACCAACCAATCTCAAGGTTATTGATTTAAAATCTGGATTGCTGGCTACTGGATCTGCGCATGATTCCACTAATAATGCTTCGATATTGAGTCTGACTCCCGAATGGGTGATTGAGGATCACGGAGACGATGAGGTTAACAATCTTAATATAATATCTCATATTATTGGCTCTTATTTCGACACACTTTACCAACAGATAGAAGCAGTGCCGACGTTAAATCAGGCAAACTATCCCAGCGCTTCATACAAGCCGATGCCTTTTGCCGAACACCTGCCGCAATCCTTGGGTCTCTATACTCCGGAATTGTTCGTTGATGCGACTGTGATGGAGAAGTTCTTAAACCGAGACAAAGAGCGATTATTTTCGGGAGATCTCACCGAGACCAAAAACTTAATTTACACAAACCTTTATAATAACCTCACTAGCATTTATAAGAGCAAGGGTACTGAAAAGGCTATTAGAAATGTAATGAGATGTTTCAGCGTCGATGAGCGATTCATGCGCTTGGGTGTGTATGCTGATAGGCAAGTATATGAACTGAAAGATAACTTAAGGCAAACTCTTGTCAACAGAAAATCATTAAACTTTAACACTACAAATAATTTGGGCGGTGTCGTATATCAACGGCTAAGCAGTTCGAATGTTAATAGTCTCGGCTACCTTTCGGGCACTTATTCCTCAAGCGGCCCTGAAGTACGATACGGCTGCACAATCGAAGCTGATATAACCTTCCCGAGATATAACACCGAAAGAGAGATATTCGAAAGAAACTTTGCCAAAGCTTCTTTGTTTGGAGGATATTCGGTATTTACGGCTTCTGCGACGTCTCTCGCGGGCAGCGATCTAGCATTTATCACCGGCTCACAGGATCTTTTCAATTTTCAGGTTCTCGCCATTAAGTCGCAAGAAAGTGCTAAAAATGTGTCTTTCATCCTTACGTCATCCAATGATCCCCATCCGCTGCCAACATTAACCAGTAGCCAATTTTTGAATGTGTACGACGAAACAGAGTGGAATTTCTCTGTACGTGTCAATCCTAGCATTGGTGCTTTTGCCGAGGCATTGACTGGCGCTGTTAGACAGGATGGAGCAACTTATAACTACGATGTTGTTTTCCGAGGCACCAATACCCAATTAGGGAGTATCCTAGAAACCTTTGAGGTGACAGGCACTATGAGCCAAGCTGCGGGAGCCAACTTTTTAAGTGGCTCCAAGAGACTCTATGCCGGCGCCCGCAGAACAAATATCACCGGCACGCTCTTAAACAAGTCTGATGTCTTATTCAACGGCCTGCGCTATTGGGCCAAATATCTCGATAACGGCACTTTAGATCAGCATGCCTATGATTTGGATAACATGGGCATTTCTGCCTCATATCAGCATCTCTCTGCCTTAGATAGTGGAAGCCAAGGTTACGACATTCTGAACAACAAGACACTCTTATTAAACTGGAATTTTGAGAGTGTAACCGGATCCGGAGTCGCCGGCGAATTCTCACAGATTATCGATATAAGCTCCGGTTCTTCCGAGATCAGAAATAACTTTGGTTGGCTTGGTAAGCAGGCGGGCTATCAGCACACTGGCTATGGTTATGGCTTCGCAGCTTCTTCGACAGACGTAGTTAGACGCCAAGCCATTAATGCTTTCAGGTTTATAGACCCAGAACAGGTTAATGCTTCAGATATGGTGCAAATCTTGTCTGATGATGACAAGACTTTCGGCACCACCGACACCTACATGGCACCCGATTATTATTATACTCTTGAAAAGAGCTTATACAACGCAATCTCTGAAGAGATGTTGGACTTTTTTGCGGGAGTTGTTGACTTCAACAATGTGATTGGTGCGCCAGTCAATAGATATCGAGAACGATACAAAGATTTAGAAAAGCTCCGAGAGGTGTTCTTTAGAAAAGTCACCACTATCGCCGAAGTCGAGAGGTTTATCGGATATTATAAGTGGTTCGACGATGCAATTGCTCAAATTGTAGACCAATTAATGCCGGCATCGTCCGACTTTAAGGCCGATGTGATGAATGTGGTCGAGAGCCACGTATTAGAACGAAACAAGTATCAAACCAAATATCCTACTTTAGAGTTTAAAATCCCAACGCTTGACGATGCGCTTAAGGGCATTGAAGCCGCTTCGTATGATTATCACCAAGGATCTTCTGTAGAGCCAGGATCCCCGCGTAACACTAAGCTTCGTTATAAGTTCTGGCATGAGCGCGCCAAACGAACGGCACCAGAGATTTCCTCTAGCTACCCAGCAGTCGACACACAACGCGAGATTTATCGCAAAGTTATTAATTCAGCCCCCCGACTGACCCAGAGCCTCAATATTGCATGGACCCAAGACAATACTAGTTATGATCTCGATCCCTACGCGGCCCGTAATTTTGGAAAGACACAACAGCTTAAGGTAGATCCTCCTGTTGGGCGCCACCGCGTAATTAAGGGCGGCGTAAACTTTGCCCATGGCAAGAATATTATGTACGTATATAATGCCCTCTATCCCTTTGGGCCCATTAATACCGATGGGGGCAGATTTATTCCCCTCAACGTCTTATTTACTCCGGCTGAAGATCTAGTGCACAACGTAAAATTCAAGATGCTGGATTCTAATCCCACCGGCAAGAAACGGCAACGAGTTGTGAAGGTGCAGCATGGTCGCGACTGGGAAGGTGGCCTAGGCTATAAAAATGTTAAGTCAACATATGGTTATCCTTTCAATCTGGTTAGCGGAAATGTGACCACTGGCTATAATGCGGCCATCAGCACAGGTTTTATGACCGGCGTTATTCTCACCAACCTGCACAATGATGTATATGGTCCCGATATGGAAGTTCCCATGCAGGGCCCATTCACTGATTATGCTGTAGGGGGCCACCAATCTCGCCATGTCCGCGTGAACACCGGATCGGATACTTACCTCAATCGTCCTGAAGCCTGGAAGTTTGCGCCAGGAGTGTGCGAGACTACCAACTCCGGCGCCATCGGAATGGTTTCGGTAGATTACCCGTATCCAGATCTAGGAAAGGAGGGCTCCAATGCGGTTGGGCAAATAGATGTCTCTGGCCACCCCGGAGTAGGATCTACTGTAACAATTAATGATGGTGAAACGGAAACTACATTTGAAGTAGAATTTACAAATACAAAAGCAACCAACTTTCCGACTTCTGACTGCCCCAGCATCCAGGTCGGGGGACTGGCTGCACCTAACGCAGACGAAATTTATGAATTAGATCAGTGGACAATTTCGGGGTGGATACGTCTTGACCCCGCCGGCGGAGGGAGCCGTACAATCTTTCAAGCCGGCGCCACCGGCCAAACTCGCAATTTCTTGGTAAGATCGAATGCTAAATTAAGATACAGTTGCGAATGGTCAGATACTGTAGCGGGAGGCGGCAGCCATGAGCACTATTGGGAAGCCACAACTGCTTTATCGGATTCAACATGGTACCACGTAGCATTGGTATACGATGGGACTACAGGCAGCAGCGATCCTGTGTTTTATATTGACGGCGCCGTGGATGCTATTTCGGCTGAATATTCTCCCGCACCATCAGGCTCTCTAGTGGCGTTCGATGCCGGCGCCATCGCCCGTGTTGGCGGGTCCCAGGGCCAATGCGGAACCCTTAGATTCGAGGGAGATTTAGATGAAGTCTCTATTTGGCAACTAACGATGAGCGCCGATCAGGTAACCGAACTTTATGCGTCGGGTTCGGCTCTCAATTTATTTAAGCATTCTCTTTATACAGGCGACAGCGCTAATCTATATTCATGGTGGCGTATGGGAGATGATCCTAGAGATGCTATTGATGGCACAGGGACATATGTCGCTGGAACCAATTCAATTATTGATCAGACTGGCAGAGCTAATGGAAATCCATGGGATGCCGTCACCACCACTTTCGATACGGATGTCGCCTCTGTATATCAATCAGTAGCTCCCGGCAACGTCGGGTGGACCCAAGCTTATACCTCTGCCGATGCTGCTGAAAACCTCCTTACTGCTGTTAATAATCAATCAGCCTTTGGAATTTCTGCCACCGGCCGCTCCGGCGGTGCTTTTGTAGTAACAAATACCAAATTTGGCACTGCAACGTCCACGCGCAATAAACTCCGCGGCGCCCAGGGCAACATTGCTATATCTTCGACTAAATTAGGCCCCGCCGCGGCCGCCACAGCATACGGACTCAGCGGAGGCACAGATCCTCAGATCATGAACTTTAATGCTCCCCGAGCGACCTATTATCGCGATATGATTGCGAAAGCTCCCGTTAATATCAAGAATATCCAATTGCGCTCTGGTTCTACAATTCTTGGAAACTATAGGCAGAATTATGAAGTGGTCAGCACAGTGGGAGCTTTTTCTAATCCCCGCAGATTTGTAAAAAACCCAATCTCAATGCCGGCCACGATAACTGATCGCCCATTGTTATCCGCATCCGATGTGGTGCGTACTTATTTGAACCTACACAGAGGTTCCAGCAGCGACCCTGGCATTTTCACCGGGAGCCATTTTAATTATGAGCTTGAATATGCGCCCATCGTTAACACCGGTTCCGACAACCAATCAATCATTATTTCACGATTCGGTGCACCCGGCGGTGTTGAGACCATGACTCGCGGCTATCAAGACTTCCGCGCATCTGAATTCTCGGTATACAACACGCTTAATAATCGCAATCTCCCTGTCATTCGTCCTTCACAAGGGCCTTCCGACACGGTGAGCGAGACTACGGGCATACGCGTTTCTGATATAAACTCAGAAGATTATGGTTTATATTCACATGCAGCCCGCCATGCAGCCCGCTTCGGCCGCGACTCCCTCGCAGTCGCCGATTATGATTTAAACTCCACACTTTATATGATAGGCGAGAGTAGCATGCATGCTTATACGTCTAACAGTTCTCTACAAGCATGGTGGAGATTAAACACAGACGTTTCTACTCACGGAGATGTGGCTGATAGCAGCGGCAACGGCCGCGCCGGAACCTTTGATGCCGCTGGCGATAGGCCCGGCATTTCGAGAGAAACTCCGGGCAATAAAATCCAGGTATCTACATGTGAGTTTGATGGCACTGACGATCAAGTAAATGTTGGCACAGCCGCTACGTGGCAGGCTATAATAGGGACTGGCGGAACGTCGAAGATGACATTTTCGACTTGGATCAACTTTTCTTTCATTAGTGGCTATGATAATATATTCTGGTTTGGAGAGAGCCCTAATGGCCACGCCGTTCTGTATTATACGAATTCTAGCGACAGGTGGACCTTTAGAACTTCGTGGGGCGGCTCCAACTTTTCATGGCAGGCCGACCACGCTTTAACAGTGGATACGTGGTACCACCTCGCAGTAACCTATAATGCTGGAGCTACTGGCAACGATCCTGTTTTGTATATAAATGGTGTAGCTGTTTCATGGGCATCAGAGCCGACTGTGACCGGAGTATGGGGCGGCATTCAAACCGATGCATGCTATATTGGTGCCTCTCCTGACGCGGCCTACCCCTTCACGGGCTATTTGGCCGATTTCGCTGTTTGGGATTCAATCTTAACAGCAGACGAAATGAAAGCTCTCTACAACGCAACCAAGGGCGCCTTCCTAAACTTAAACCCCGCAGGCAATTTCCCCGGCGCATCCCTTAACCAACGTGCTGCCATGTTCAAGGTGAACAGAAATCCCGCTGGCCGTGTCAAGACTTTCCTTTCTCACTCGGGAATCGAGATTTTTGAACAATCTGCACAATACGACAACTTTAATGTTCAACATACAATTCCTCGAATGGACAAGCAATATGCTTGGGTAACCAGTTCGATAGTCCTGGGAGATGACTTCACAGAGGTAGACTATAGATATTATGGCCGTGCCCAAACATGGGGAGCACTCGCAGGGCTTTACCAAGCCTTGGGCCCCGATGGGGAGCCTTTATATTCCACATTCTTTGATTATGTGATGGAGAGTAACGTTTCCACCGATTACGATCCGCAATCCCCGTCAGGAGAGAATGTTGTGAATGGGGGCTTTGCCCAAGGTGCCCGCATGAACACCTACACCATCGATCCCATCAATTCTGGTAGTACAAACCTTCTTGGCTTCAATGCCACCAGCAGTGGTGACTCGTATATAAGTGCAACACCGATGACCGTACTAGGAGGGGTGAATGTTATAACCCAGAGCACCACCAGCGATTGGGGAATCATTCCTCAAATCAGTAGCTCTGCGACGTATCTTAATCTGTTACTGACACGCCGGCGCGCCACTTATGGATGGACTTGGCTAGCCACGCGCCAGCAACAGCACCCCATTCTTCTTAAGGAGAGAGATAATCAAAAGATTTCGGTGGTAACTTCTTCGAACGATTCAATCATGACTTATAGACTGGCACCGCTTTCAAACCGTGGACGACCGGTCATCATGAACTTTGACGTTGCCGGTACAAACAACACAACCATCAAGATAACTCACAACAATGAGCAATTATGGTTTAATGATCCGAACCTTGATAACGTGGCAGACTTCGATCCCGAAGAGACCATCACGGCTTACGAGCAATTGCTGGGAATTATCCGGGCCCCAAGCTCTCCCTATAATCTTAACTGGGTAGCATACTCAGAAAACCTTTTCCCGTCATTGAGAAATGAATTCTCTGGCGGAATCATTAGCAAGCCGACCTATAACAACAAATACTGGCGAGACTCCAAAGCAAACCGAGTAACCGAAGGCAATACAATCGCCAACTCTTATGGTATCCGCGTGAGCCAGAGTGCATGGCCTCTCGATCCGCCAGAAGACTTCTTGACAAGAACAGTTCTGCCAAGTGGAACCTTTAATGGCCCAGGAAATGATAGTATGTGGGACGAAGATGGTGCCGGTGTCCTCGGGGGCTACGATTATCCTGCTGATTGGACCTCGGCCGGCGGGGAAGGTGTTGAACCTTGGGCTAATAATAATGTATTGAAATTTAATCCCAAATCAGGAGAATTGCAAAATGGTTATGTAATGGCCAATTTATCTTCTTCATGGGGAGGAACAGGCTATGGATTTTTCCATCAAGCCGCCACCACGGGTAAATTTCTTGATCCAAGTTATGGTGTTTCTGCGCTCCGGTATTTGTTTCCCGGCGCACTCTACGCCAGAAAGCACATGCTTTCTTCCCCATCTTCCTTGGTCTCTCCCACGGGCGTTAGGATTGCTGAAACTGGAAGTCTGCCCCGCACAGGCTCATGGGAAATGTCAAGTAGTTTTGAGGCCGGCGCCGGCGAGGCTGTCTGGGAAGCCGGCCAACAGGCAGGAATTATCGTTCAGACCCCCGAAGTTTATTCTTTGACGGCTAGCTTTACTGCACCCAATACTGCGTCTTATGCGGTGAGCACTTATACTGGCGTCAGTTCGCTGCAGGGTTGGTGGAGATTGAATGCTGATGTGTCGACAGAGGGAGATGTGGCTGATAGTAGTGGCAAGGGAAGGACTGGCACGTTTGGTGGTTCCTCTAATCGGCCGATTTTTTCTACAGACAATCCTAGTACCATAATTCAACAAAATAGTTGTTTGTTTGATGGCACCAATGATCAAATAAAGATTGGTAGTGCTGCCACATGGGATGCTATCATAGGAAAAACGACTGTCGGCGGAACTGCTCAAATGACTCTCGCAGGCTGGGTGAATTTAAATGCACATGGAGGCGCCGCAGAACAATTTATTGATTTTGGAAACGATAACGCAATATTTTTTAGAAATGCCGCCGGCCGCTTAGGTTTCCAAACCGAATGGAATAGCGGCGCACAGGCATGGTGGCTAGGAACAGATCTGGATGACTATGATGGTACATGGATACACGTTGCTGTGACTTATGATGCTACTTCTCCCGATAACAATCCCCAATTATATCTTAACGGCCTCCCCGACACTACCAGTGGCCCAACCGGTACCGGTCCTACCAACACTTGGGACGGCATCACCATATCAGAGTGTTATCTAGGGGGTTCTGGTGGAGATGTTGATGGGCTGATGGCTGACTGGGCTGTATGGAACTCTATCCTTTCTGCCGACGAAATCAAAGCCATCGCCAACGCGCGCAATAACCCCAATCTCGGAAGCCCGTCTCAGTTCCAATTGAGCGCCTCCGCACCATGGTTTGACCAGTATTCAGATTACAACTATGAAATGAAACTTCTCGCAAAGGACTATTCCATTGTTCCAGAATTCAGAATTAGTGATCACGTCGAAGACTACCTGAAATACGGTCTGTTCAATCCAAACAAGTTCGACTGGTGCACCATCCCGGAAACCGGCATCAATAGCTCCACTTCGTCCTTCTATCTCGATTACTCCAACTCCGAATTCATGCACGACTTCTTGAGAGTCAAAAACGAAACTCTATTAAACGCCAAAGAGATTAAACTAGTCTGCAGCGCAGCGATCCGCTTTAATCCCTATAAGGGCTTTTATCCCGTTCAACGAACACTTCAAATGGTGGGAGCATTTTCCAGTTCTTATATGCATGGGTTTACCGGACGACACGCTTGGTCCGATAGCACCGGAGCGCCCGGGCCATCTCAACTCCTAGAAAATTCTGCATCTATGCTTCGCCCCGGAGTAATTCCTTTTCATTCTCCCGGAATTCTTTATAATTCTATTAAGTCGGGAATCGCTGTAGATTATCCTATCATTACAACCCCGGAGAGAGCAATAAGAACGTGGGTATATCAAGATGATCAACCGGCCGGCGACCCGACCGGTCCCTCTTCGGCATCGGTGGAAGGGGCTGGAAGATCTGGATTTTCAAATAATTTATATGCGGTTACGTGTCCTGGTACGGGGACCGTCCATAGCTCGTTCACCACGCCGTTGACTCCTGATTCGTGGCGTGGAACTGGAAGTTGGTTTAATGAAAGATTGCCTTTTGAGGCAGCTATCACTCCCGAGATTTACTTAGATAACAAAACTTTTGTAGATTTAGAATCCCATACTTCCGGAGCAGTACTGGTTTCGGCCTCGTGGAACGGCGCCGCAGCAGCACCCACTACTTATACGCGAATGGCTCGGAACTTTTTTGGAGAAGTAGGAAACTTTTTCCTCAAAGATGCAGGATTTACTAAGCTTAAATCTGCCGCCCTGCCTTCGGATATACAATTCGACTCTGGTTCGGTTTATGGAGCACGACTGAAGATAAGAAGATCAGTTACGGGATCCCGGACTTATGAATATGATGGTGCAACAGCGCCTCAATTTACTCGATTAGACACTGGTTCGCATTATTATTTTGCTGCCGGCGTGACTAGTTCTTTCGGTATGTACGGCGGCCGCGGCCTCTTTAGTGCCTCTGTTGGGTCGTCCGGGGTCCAGCCCGGGGCCAACTGCCAGTGGATGACAGGAACCTTCCCTCTTCCCCAAGATCCCCACAGTAATCCCTCCTTTAAAGAAACGTTTACGATGTACAGCCGCCCGAGTGCGTTTGGTCCCGATATCGCTGGGCGCCCAATGATGAACCAAGGAACGGTGAGAAGCGTCCTAGGATCCTTGCCCTCCGTATGTCGTGGTTGGCCATCAGCTATAGGCAATAAAGGAATCCTGCTCGGCGCCGAGGTGAAGAAGGGTGATGGTTATGTAGCCACCAATTATCCTTATGATTCTAGTTCTTATTATGCGCGTCATATGGCTACTCATTCGGGAGTGATGGATTGTTTTAACGGTTTTAACTGGGCCTATACGCCGCCTTATTATCATGGAGAGTCCTGGGCCGATTTCGTGTTCCGGCCCACCACTGGTAAATCTTATGATCTAGATACGATTCTTGCCGAGACTAAAATAAGATATTGGCGCGCCGACCCAGGTTGGGCCGGCAACTCTGGTTCGAATTTTGGCCAGAGGGGAATCATTTGTCTTAATGGCAAGACCCCCCTCATTCCATCCTTTAATCACGGGACTGGCGCCCTAACTTTCGCCCCTTATGATGGTGCTGCAATCAATCAGAATGCAATGCAATTAAGTGCTAGTGTGGATCTGTTTGGAATTGAGACGGTACCGTTAATTGAGTTGGATATCCACGGCAAACCAGTATTTACGCGAAACGAAGTTCAAGGAAAGCGTTGGGTAATTCAGCCCAAGTTTGAAACTCCAATGCTGAACTTTAATGATGAAGGCATTCATCCCATCACAAAACTTAATGGTAACTTAACTCTCCCCGCCAATTTCTCTGCATCAGTCCCCCGCGGTATGTGGCATCAATTCGGAACTATTCCGGAAGATCCCGACAAGGGAGTTTTCCTAGAGATGGGAGATATCCCCACACAATGGCTTCAATATCATTATGAATGTATTAACACTGGTAGTATGTATAATGATGGAAATATAGCATCCGGCCAGCGCCTGCACGAAGAGATGCGCTCCCTATCAGATGTGGTTGGTTTTAACAGCAACACACCCAGCGCACGCTTAGGCGAACTGGCAGATTCCCGAACGATTCGAGAGGCTGTGGTGGCTATCCCATATATTATTGAAAACGTAGAGGTAACTGACCCGGCCACCTTAGAAGCTAACTGGACGAGCCTCTCTCGCAAGAAGTTTATTGAAATTCCCGCAGAACGCTATGCAGCCGCCAGCGCAGCCACCGATGGAAGCGAGACTGGAGATTCGCTAGCTGCCGCCGGAGAGTCTATCCGCAAGCTTATACAGAAGATGGGCCGCTATATCTTACCTCCGCAGTTTGACTTTATCAACAACGAAAGCATCACTCCCATGGTTATGTACATGTTTGAGTTTGAATACACCTTTGATAAAGACGATCTCTCCTACATGTGGCAGAATTTAGCTCCGAGAGACTCAAAAGAAATCAAACTAGAATACAAGTCAGTCGCCCATGAATTAATGGACACAGAACTTCTTAACGAAAGCATTATAATGGACAATGCAAATTTGCGTTGGATGGTCTTCAAGGTTAAGCAGAAGTCTCAAGTAGATTATTATGACCTAAGAGTCCAACAACTCGGACAAATAGAGGCCCCAGACTTAACTGAAGAATCAGACAGTGCTTATAAGATCGAATACAACTGGCCATATGACTTCCTGTCTTTCGTTGAAATGATTAAGATTGATGCAGAAGTTCTATTTACTTCAGATGGCGCCGCAGAAACGCGGCAAGTTCTAGGAGAAGGAGAATTTTCATTACCAAGCAATATTGTTGCGCCAGAAATAGTCGCACAAGTTGCGACTACGCTGCAACAGGGTCCACTCACACCCGATTCGATTGGAGAAACTATCATAGAAGCAGTTTCTAATATACCTCTACAGCAGGGCAATCTGGTAAGACAGAAAGCGGTCACCCGCCAACCACGCCGCAGGCGCCCCGGCGTATTGAAAAAAGCTAAAACCGGCCCTTACTCAAAGAAGAAAACGGGGTCCAAGACATCTACAAAAAAGAGCAGCAAGAATAAAAAGAAGTAAACCATGGCAAAATTCTTAAATAAAAAGGAACAAGTATACGACTTAAGATTAACTTCTTACGGGCGCTATTTGCTCGGAGAGGGAGACTTTAAACCTACTTACTATGCGTTCTTCGACGATAATATTCTATATGATTCAGATTATGCGCGCCTCAATGCTTCTGGTACTGCTTTAGTTAGCGGCTCCAAAGAAGCCCAAAACGACATTCATAAGAGAATCAAAGAGGAAACCCAGTATTTAGAAAGCCTTGTTTTGTTCGAGGATGTAGAGAGCAATACAATATTGGCAAGTCAAACCTATAATGAATCCGAAGGCTATTTCAATACAGAATTTAATCCGACCAAGGCTGACCTGCGAAAGGATGCGCTGGTATATGAGGCCATGATAGGAGACGCTTACTTTAGTGGGAAGACCCAGGCTGCGCCCGCATGGAAGATTGTTACTCTTCAAAGTGAGATTGCTTCGATTGTAGAAAGACCCCCAGAATCTGGAATCCCTCAAGTTAATATTACGGCTATGTATACTAAAGAAGTGGTATCGAACACACAAGCGGCCTTGGTAGATCCCGAGGATTATGGCGATAGCGATATGTTGCTTCAGAACACATTTAAGGATAACGAAGCCATAAGGCTCAAAATGGATCACCCTGTGATCTATATCGAAGAGCTTAATACTGCGCTGCTCAAAGAAAACTTCGACGTTGAAATATTCCAAATCACAGATAATTCCGCAGAAATAGCCAGCGGAAGTATGCTTTTAACTGGATCAATACCCTCTAATGGAGACACTGTTACCGTTATCGATGGTCTCAATACAATAACTTTTGAATTTACGAGTAGCGTATTTGGGACCGGCAGCAGCATCCCGTCCGGCGACCCTGGCGCCGGAACCCCTATGTTTACCCCCGCAGGCATTATGCACCCCACGGCTTCCAATGGCAACACATTGGTTGAGCGGGGGTGTCGAGGGAACAGCGCAGCCGCCTACATACAAGTAACCCGTTGCAACCCAACCTACGCCGGCCTGGATGGGGCATATAAGGCAGACTACCTAGACTTTTATCTAGAAAAAGCCCAAGACCTTTTGTTCCAAGCTATAACTGCTTCTGTGTTGAACTTAGAAGTTGCGCACGGAACTCTCCGCTGCTATGCCCCAGAAAAGTGCAAAGAACTAGCGGGAACAGATTATCCTACCGACTACATTGAGCTTTATAATAAACGATATGGCGTAGGTGGCAATCAGGCTTTGTCTGCTAGCAATGGATCTGGCTCCACTGCAGGAATAGAAAATTGGAATGGAAAGATCCAATTAGGAGGCATGGGTGGTGGATTCGATGGAAATGAAATTTTTCAACGCAAATACTTCGCAGAACAAACTTCTCAAATTCAAGATGGATATATGATATCCGAATATCCGATTGTTCAAAACCGCCAAACTTTGACCACCGGCAACGTTGATTATTATTTTGACTTCTTGGCCGATGGAAGCGTAGATGAGAGATTAGCATGCAAGGGAGCATCAATTTTTAATAAAGAATCATATTATATCGATCTTGATTTTGAGTGCGAGGCCACTGAAGAAAATACCACTTATTATGATATTTATGGATATGTAACGGAGCCTGAAATATGCCTGGATTAGTACTAACAGGGGACTTAACTGATTATTTGGGAAAATACTTCCCCAATCCCTTTATTGATACGGTGAATGTGTACGAGAATTCTCTTAAAGTTAAAGTTTCTCTTTATTTGCGCGCCCCAGATAATGATATTACTGCTGCTGAGACTTTAGACAGTCTGGATCCTTTAAAAGTTTATATATCCATGGTCATTGGAAAGCAACAAATTCAAGATTTGATTAATGGAAAAAAAGATCCATTTTGGTCTATAGTAGATAAGGCCGTCTCTTGGCCACAATTCCCGGGGATTGACTGTTGCGATGGCAAATGTAAAGGCTCTTTAATGAAAGAATATCAAAAATTATGGGACGCAAATAGTGTTACCGATAGCAGCTTTAGGGACGTTAATGCATCCTTTACGTCTTATAACATTGATAGACATTCAATGGATCCTATTCTATGGAAAACTTTGAATAATGAAGAGTTGCCATTTTCTCATACTCTCTTGTTAAATGAATTAACGTGGGTAGATACTTTGTTAGATGAGAATTCAAATAAGATATTTAAATATTCAACAGTGAATTCTCTTGGGGCCCCCACCATAGAATTTAATTTTCCCCATGATATCGCAGAGTTGTTCGGCGACACACCCGCGGATTATACACCAGCCAGCGGCTTAGACTTTGAAAGTTCTTATGGTACCCCCGCGACGTCGTACATCACCAGTACTCGCGATACAAGTTTAGAAGATCAATATCCGCCGGAGAGATTATGTAAAGATTATCAAGATCTCGCTATTTTTGCATGGACTTCTCCCTATGAAGCCAGTGATCAAAGTAGCGCCTATTCGCCGTATCGTTATGATGGATCGAACAATGAATTGCCATATGTTGGAGATGGCTATGGAATGCTTATGACCGGCTATCAATGGCGCCCAAATTATGATCAATCTCTTGCTACCATGCGTTCCCACGCGCTTAATGCGGGATGGGATGTGACGTATCTCCCCGGCACTGTCAACGCGTATAGCACGGTCAACCTTACTCCGAACAATCAAACCTTATCTACCGTTGGATGTAGTAATATGGCATATACTAAAGTTATTGAAAATGGTACCCTAGCGAGCGGCACTCAAGTGATTTATGTAGATTCAAATAATCTTCCTTATAATGAGGGAGTGTTACAATCTTTAAATGGAAAATATTATAAAGCCGTCAAGGTCACTCATCTAGATATTGTTAACAATTTTGAAGCCTTGGTTGCTGAATATGCCGGCACTAATTTGACTCCCCGTATGCAAGAATTATTAGATAATATTTCTTATATCTTGGGAGTATATGGAGAAAGTGTTGAATTATTAACTCAATTAAATAGCTTACGAGTGGTTATTCCCGAGCAAGGAAATGCGACTTTGATGGGGAAGTTATTCAACAAGATAACCACTCGGATCGCCAATTTCGATTCGGGTCTCGGAAGAGAAAACATTCTCTTTAGAAAGCTCGGTGCCAATCATACGGTTTATGAACGCCGAACTTTAGAATCTAGTGCGTGGGATATTGCTGATTATGGGGTGATTGGAGAAGCATGGCAGAACTTCATCGCGGCCGGCATCTATGGCCAGGGCGACGTCACGCGCATAGCGGAGGCGTTAGCGTTCTTCACAGGGGGCAAAACTACCGAGAGAGTGGATGTTCGCGGCGTTTATAAAGAACTTCTATTGGACTATGATCCCAGCGATTATCTCTACCCAGGAATGATAGATTCTAAATGGTTTTGGCAACAGTCAGCCACGGCGTCGAAGCCCTTTGTTAATTCTGGATACATATTTTTTGATTTTGAAAAATATCTTTATCAACAAACGAGGCTGTCACAGGTTTTAGACATTTCTAAACTTATATACTGGTTTGGTCAGGAATTTGTAAACATGACAGTGGCTCCTTATAGCTTAGCTTTCGAGAGATATAAGTTCATACAGAGAGCTGAGGATATCCCCGGCCTTCAAGGGAACGGCGACACCACAGAATATTGGGAAGAATGGATCCACGATTCCCGCGGTGAGGCCGACGCCGGCGGCGGCATTTCCGCCCTAGGTCCGATATCTATGGGCGGCGCCGTTGCGTATTTTCTTAAGGAAGGATTGGACGTTTCCGATGACGCAGTATTTTATGATGATGAATATGACTATCCAGATTCCAGATATCCTATGCAAACTTTTCCTGTTTCTATCGGAACAACTGGTGTGGATGGTGAGGGAGGCACAGTCACTCAAGACGAGGCAGTCACTCAAGCCAGTGGCGAGCCGGCCACCGACACGGACACTCAGTATACTTATATCGTCCCTCATAGCTTTAATGTAGCGAATCCTGAAGGATTGGGGGACTACCAATTGATGTGCTTTGAGTGGCAGGACGTCTCGGAAGACCACCCGGGCAACTATGACTATTATCAATCAGAAAATCAAGTATCACAAGCTGCAGCCGGCGGCCCCACCGGCGGTTTTTTTTATAAAATAACATTAAAAGTATTCGATAGATCTAAAATGCTAGTAGATCAACTAGTAGAAACATATACGGGTGCTCAAGCGGCTCTAATTGAGTATAAAGAACTGGCTGAACAGCTTTGTAGTTATAATAATATTACTAATGAATTTAATCAATTTTTTATTAATGGAGCAATAGAACACTATGGAGATGATCTGGCTAACGCGCCTTGGAATCGAGTACCTCTGGTATATTTGATGCACCGCGACCTTCTCGAAAATACATTTGATGGTTCTGTTGATGAGATTGTCTCGGCTGCACGCGTCATTTCGGCGCAGATTGGGCCCGAATATGGAGCTTTAGAAAACCTACTGGCCTTTAAAACTGAAGTAGACACTTTTTACTCCCAAAACTATTCGGCGCCCGGGCCAGGAGCCACTGAGAACGCTGCAATGGTCACCCAGTACTGGGCAGGCGCCGTAGTATCCGACTCGGCTTATGGTGGAAACTTTATGTACCATGTTGACCAGTGGGACAAGGGTAACGAATTGGGTAACCTCAGCAGAGACTTTGGCTCTGTGGATACTTTAACGATATATAGGATGGTTGATAGCCCCATCTTCTTCCCGTTCGATAGGGCATCCACGGAAGCCGAAGACGCCGAAGACGCCGAGCAAGCTGAGGACATTGCCGACGACGACTCGTCTACTGGCTCGGACGACAGCAGCCAGGACGAGTTCGGCGGCGAAGGCCCCCCCGGCGCATGAGATTAATAATGACAGATATTACAAAAAACGCTATTTATAAAAGAGAGGAATTATAAATGGCTAAACAGCTTATAAAAAAGAATCGCAAAGGAAAGAGCCTAGGCCGCAAACGCCGTGCTCGCAATCAACGTTCTCGACCGATGCCTGCCGTCGCCGCGCAACCAGGATCCGATAAAGTACGACGAAGGCGCCGGAGCCCTCAACAAGCAGCAGTTCGTCGATTCGAAATACGTCAACAAAATACAGTCAGGTCTGCATATGCTAAGCAACGCTCTCAAGGAGCCGCTCCATCGATAAACCAATCTCCGGGAGAGCCTTTAAATGACACTGCGCGCGCCCTTTTAGAGGGTTTAGGGTGCACTATTCTGAGCCAACAAGTTTATACTCAGAATCATTCCTTAATTTCTGAACAGACAGATACTGAAATGATTGAGAATACTAATATTATGGATCAGAATATTTTTGATAAACTGAGCCCCACCGCGGTGAACGCCGGCCAAAACTTCAAAAACTTTAATAATCCTATTTTTACATTAGATCAACCGCTCCCCCGTGCGCAGACAAAGATGCGAGATAAAGTTAAAGAGAAGTTAGAGACGCCTAACATTGAGATGATAACAGCCGACCTTATTGATTTAAATAGGAATAGTCACGGCCGGCGCGTGCTAAAGCAGTTTAAGTAGGAAAATATAAATGGCTACCGAATTAGATTATATTTTTAGTCAGCTTGTGGATCTTGATGAAGAAGGTTTTTTGCTTCGACTAGAACTTGAGACCGAATGGGCCTCGGATACACGCATCGATTATATAATCGATGGAGATGTGGGAGTGGGGTACGATTGGGTCACTACCTTTGAGAGTGGTCACGACTATGACGTGAAGATTTATGATACTGTATATAGCGCTGTTGAACCCACTCTAAGTGAAGGGCTTACAATTTCGGTTACTGATATTGAAACAGATGCCGCTAATCTGACAGCCCCCTTTGAAACTTACGAATTCGATGCTGATCCTGCCGCGGCAAAAACTAGTGTTAATATTAGATATGGACAGGAAGAATATTCCCGCATACGAGAACGCTTTAGTGCTCCAGAAGGCTCTACTTTTAAATCGCTTATTGAGGATGCTCTTTCTGACATTATTAATGAATTAGATCTGACGATTGCAGGGCGAGCATTCGGCAAGAAAGTTCTGGCGCCAAGACAGTTTACGCGAAATGATTTCTTTGCTATTTCCGCAGTTGAAGGTACTCAAGATGTGGCCGTCTCGTTATCTACAGTAACTGGATCCGCCGGCGTAACTAGTACCTCTGTTTATAGTGCTGGGAGTGGTTATTAATAATGTCGAATATTTATAAAGAATATAAATTTATTGATTTAAATGCTTTCTCAGGCTCCAGTGAAAACTTTAGAACTGCTAATGGGGGCTACTGGAGCATTATCAGCGGCACCACATCAGGAGAAAATATTGATTTTACTGTATTTAATCCAGGCGCCGATGGGAGCACAGCCGGAAACCAAAACAATAGCACCTTAGCTACTGAAGGATTTCAAGCCTTTATCCACCAGATTACCGCTAATATAGGCATTGATCGAGAATATGTAACAGCTATATCAGCAGACAAGATTTTACCGAATTATCGTTTTCCAGTCCGTATTATTGGTAAAGAAGCCAATATCGAAAGTGGCGCACAATGGAAGGCCCTTATCATGGGGGGGGTCTATGCAGGTGAAACTTATGCGCCTCTCTACCAAACAAACACATTTGATGATAATACCTTTTTTTATAATATGCCTTATTCTACAATGGAAGCAAACACTCTAAGTAGTTCTCCGCTTGAGGTGGACATTTCACCGGTTTATAATTATTATGTTCAACAATACGAAGATTATATTAACAGCGATGCCAGTGAAAATCTCCTTCCTGATTATTATGTGTTTCGATCTTATTGGATAAATCGATGGGATGGAATATCGGCTCTGGATCAATATGTGGATGAGGATATAGAAGAATGGATTACGTTAGGGAATTCTTATGATGCCACCGCACCTACGAGCACGGGATATAGCGCTGTTAAGTGGTTTGAGGAGACTTATCTAGATACATTACCACCTTATCAGGTTTTAGATTCTGCAAATTATATTGTAAATACCCAAAGTGATACTACACAATATCTTCACAAAACACTTTACATGCGAGAATATCTAACATCTTCTTATCTTTCCTATACTCCTGATCCTTCTCTGATATCTGATGTACAAACTAAACTTACAAATGTGTTTTTCAATGCAACCGCCACCCGGGCTTTGTTAGGTGGATCTCCGAATCTTACAGCTTTTCCCTATTACATAAAAATTAATTTCACTCGGGGAGAACCTATTGTAACTGACACGAGCTTGGATTGGGGTCAGAACCCCGGCCAAGGCGTGGGTGCGCAAGGAGCTTCAGGAGTAATATTGGACACATTATGGAAGCATGGTTATGATTCTACCTTTTTAAATATTTTAAAAGATGCATTTACTGGCCAGGGTACACTTATTCCCGAGAGTATTGGTTTTGTATCGGCTGTAAATTATTATAGTGGTTCTTATCGTGTCAACGAGGCTGAAGGTACCGCACTGCGTTCAGTCGACATGTTTGATATGCTAGCCCACCGATATAACAATTATATAACCCCCTCCCAAAATGGTTATTTTGTAGGAGACTCGGCCGAGACATCCAATTCCTCTACTTCGCCAGCTTCGCTCTTGGATCAAATGGCACTGGATTCTGACGGCCGCTATAAGTATAATAATTCCATGGCTACGTTGGGAGTGCTATCTAATTTGAGATATTTTATTGGAGCTTATGACGAAGGGACTTATAATACTCCTAATACCATATATGATTTGTTCGACGTAGATGGAAACTTTCGCTCTGTCTCTGAAGAACTCCCCGTTTCTGGTTCGGATACAAACGCAAGTCCAAGTGTTACTAAATTTTATGGAGGAGATGCGATAGACAAGCTTTATAATTTAGGTGGCGAGTCCAACTATCATGAAACTCTAGTGTATCGTATAGAGAAAAAGGGTGCGAATGGAAAGACAATCCAAAATAATTGGATCCTGGCCGCCAGACCCGTTGACGTGCACGACGAACTCCGCGATCTAGAATCATTTGAATTTTGCGACACTCAATTAAAATATGGAGAGAGCTACACTTATGATTTGTATGCGTATGTAGCGGTAATCACCGGCAAGTATAATTTTTCCGATTTAGTGCTTACACGACCCCTCGGGTTTGCCGACGAATCTACTGGCTTAGATTGCATTGAGTGGTACAATCCTGCAACGGAGGAGACAGCCACCCCCTTGGCTTTTAAAATGACAGCCTTCGAATATGCCGACAGTTCGGTGGAAAATACTTTGGCCACCTCTGCACAAGATGTAAGTAGCAATACTTATCAAGCCGATTTTTACGTTAATTATGAAAATACGATGAAGATAATCGAAGTTCCTATCACATCTAAGACCATACGAATTTTAGATAATCCCCCCACATCGTTGGATATCTTGCCGTATCAAATGATAGATGATTCGCAACGGATAGGGTTCTGTTTAAAAGATGATTCTTTTGTTCCTACTCCATATCCATCTGCGATAGAAACAACCGATTCGTTACTTAAAAAAGATTATTTAAATTCAAGTAACTTAACCCCAACCGACAACATCATATTGGATTCTATAACCAACAGCCGCTACATTCAGATTTTTCGCTTAGATGAAAAGCCCGAAAAGTTTGCTGACTTTGATGGTCATGAAATTGCATTGATTGATTTGGCGATTCCTGATTCGGTTCATGTGTATTCAACTCATCATTTTGTTGAAAAAATTGCAGCCAATAAAAAATATTATTATTTATTCCGAGCTTTAAATGAACACCGCGAACCAGGATATGTATATGAGATATATGAAGCAGAACTTATAAGCGATGGCGGTTATAAATATGCCAAATTTAATTCTTTATATGAAACTGATTTGGCAAAGGACATTTATAAAGATCCATCCAGGCCTGCCAAGAACCTTCTCCAGCTTCGTCCGGCCTATTCTCAACTGGCATTAAATTTTGCCTCGGCTGATTTTGATGGGACAGCCTATGATGAATTAAGTAATGTTGGAGTTGGTATAGACGATTATACTATCTGGGGCAAAACTTTCAAAGTACGCCTTACATCTCGAAAAACAGGCAAGAAAATCGATTTAAATATTACTTATGATTATGAGGACGCATTATAGATTATGCGAGAAATAGTTAAATGTCTTTCTTAAATCTCAAAGATATCGCTGGGCCCACAATTATAATTGATGCCACGCTCACAGACGCAGGCCGCCGCTATATGGCACAAGGAAACTTTACTGTTGCTAAGTTTGCGCTCGGCGATGATGAAATAGATTATGAACTAGTAAGTGGAGACTTGAATGGCAATGGCGGTACCCCCACACTCACTAATGCAGACACGACTCCCCTGTTAGAAGCATCCTCTCGCCAGAACGCCAACATCAATTATGGCCTGATGGATCACGAGCGAAAAGATTTATTTTATATACCGATTTTAAAAATAAACAACAAGCAGCAAGACTCTGCTCTCCCTCAAACAAGTTCATTAGATCCGGGCCCAACGGATGTGACACCTGAAGTATATTATTTATCTGTTAATGATGAGACTACAAAGAAGCTGAAGAATACAGTGGGATTCAGCGCTGGGAACATTTTAGAATCCAACGTTGTGGAAAAAACTAAAATAATAATAGAATCAGGAATTGACTTAAGTCCGACTGGCTCTTATAAAGAGTTTCTGGATGCAAGTGGTCCGAACCCGCTTGCCATTTCAGGCAAGCGGACCGCCGCCGATAGAGAAGCTTTTATTCTACAAACCGAACTTTTAGATAACGCATTCTATGTTTATTGCGATAATAGATTTGTGACCAATATTCTTATTCCGAGTAGGGAATCTAAGTTTGCTAATAACATCGGAGGCAACTCCACAGTCAATTTTGAAACTCTTAATTTCGCAGAGCCCATTTCGGATCCCACTTATATAGAGAATTTTAGCACCTTCTACGCACCCGCCATCGCGAACTTGGTATACAACAGAGGCCCAAGTCAGGATTTGGATATTTCAGTTATTTGCGGGCCCCGCGGCAGCGCTGTCGCAATAAACTTAAAAATAGATCCAATGCTCACTGCAACATCAGCAGGAGATGTTAATTATAAATATTCTACTTACGGCACCACTAGTACTCTTTTATTTGGAGGGAGCGATAAGTACGATTATATCGATACGGCCCTATATATAGAAGGCATTACAAGCGCCGCACGCTTATCGATTCCAATAAGAATTATAAGATATGCGGGCACCTAAAAAGTTTGAAGACTAATTAATATAATTACTATTTATGAAGGAGAGAGATAAATAAATGGCTTTTTTAGATAACTCCGGCGATATCATCCTCGACGCCGTGCTGACAGACTTAGGCCGGACGAGAATGGCCCAAGGCACTTTTAACATTTCTCGCTTTGGACTCGGAGATGATGAAATAGATTATTCCCAATGGGTTACTGCCACTGGATCAGCTTATCAAGATTTGACTATTTTGCAAACTCCTGTTTTCGTGGCCCACACCAAAGCTCCCAATATTAATTATGGCTTGTTGGATTTGGCACGCAACGATGTGCTTTACATGCCTTCTATCCAAACCAGCAATACTTCTAAAGTCAACACCGCCGTCACCGAAAACAACGGTATTTTTTATCTTGCAGCTAATTCAGAAACTAATAAAAACTTGGTAGCATCGACTGCTTTAGGGGATGCCAAATACGTACTTGTGAATGATGAACTTAGCGGAAAAGTTCTCCTAGAAGAATTTGGTCTTAAAGACTCATCTAATGATGGTATCAACCCCACACAGGCTAATACGCAGAACTACTTAGGGAGTCCTGGTCTTTTAGATAAGGCTGCACGAGTGCGAGTGGATACTCGGTTCATTAGATCCGTGTTGGGCCCTCGCGGAGGCTCTTCATTTGCAAATACTGCAAATGGGGATCCGTCTATTAATATTACTTTAGAATCAGTATCCGCTACAGCCAATGTGTCTTCAATGGTCAACTACAGCGAGTGGACCATAGGGTTGATGAAGAACCAAGTCACTTACAACCCTATCAATAGCGAAAATAACATTATAGTAACCAATGGGGTTGTCGGTTCTGTGGGTGCATTTAACTTTAGTGTGTTCAAGGAATTGACCTCCATCTCCACCGGAACTCGTAGCGCTTATTATACTCTTTACGGTGCGACAGACGTGGTAGGGACTGACGCGCGCCTTGGCTTCTCCGGCGCACAAAAGTGGGACTTTATTGATACAACCGTATATATTTATGGGGAATCGAGCACGGCGATGAAACAAATCAACCTCAGAATTATTCGATATGTTAGCGCATCATAACAAGGATTAAGAATTAAATGCCAGTATTAAACTTTCAACCATTAACAGACGCGGACAAAACAACGACGCGGACCCTATTGCATGAAGCAATTCCAATCACCGGCACAATCCTAACAGGTGCTTATGCGGGTGGTTCTAATATTAAGAACTATTCTCACGGACAATTTCAATCGGTTTATGATTATCCATATTTAAGTTCTTCGGCTAACCATATTTTTGATATCAGTGTTGGCTATGATGAAAGCTCGGTGCTGTCTGCCTCGGCTGTTGCAGGCACTGGCGTTCAGATTGCCAAGAAGATTAATATGTATAACGAATATGCTCAAGTCCTTTTGGGTTTTACTGGTTCGAATAATACTGTAGAAATTTTTGAAAGTGATTTAAGCTTTGTTGATAACGATGCTCAAATCAAAGAAGGATTTTTTGTTAACTTCTCTCGCCTCTTAACCAAAGATCAGGTTAAAAAAGGCTCTTTTTCTATTACTGTCTCTTCGGCTTCTTGGGGAGACGGAACACCTGGAAATCTTGTTTTTGATTCTGGCCTCATTACTCTGACTGATGCCTCTGCATCCGAAGGAACAAACGCAGGTGTAAGGAATACTTTGGGTGGTGACTATGGAGTACTTTATACTTCTGGTAACACTGCGCATGGAATCGTTTTCTATCAAGCAGGTTGTGCAATCTTAAGTTCTTCTCTCTGGGCATCCATTACCGATTTTAATAGTGGGTCGGTCTTGAGTGGAAGTAGCATTAACCCCAGCCCTCTCAGTGTCGAACAGTCACTAGTGAGTGCCTCTATCAGTGGCTCCTGCGATGCATTGCGCCACCGCATTAAGACGCTTTCGTTCAACAATACGACGGAAATCAACTCTTCGATTTACTTCTGCAGAGTCCCTCACAACAAGTTTAATTATAGCTCCAATCCCACCTACCTTTCCGGCAGCAAGATTAGAGTGAAACTGACGGCAGACTCTCAACCCGTTTCCTATATTACGACTATAGGATTATATAGTACTGCCGGCGAACTCTTGGCAGTCGCCAAGCTCTCGGAGCCACTCCGTAAAGATCCAAATAACGAAATTACATTGCGTGTTAGACTGGACTACTAAAAATGGCGTTCAAGAAATTTGAACAGAAAGACGTCTTATTGAACACAATGAAAGCTCACCCTCAGAGTGAGTTTTTTATTAATAATAGCACGATTTATTATAACAACATGCCCGAGCAATCCGGCGCGTTTAGTTCTCAGGTCCGGAACGTTCCTCCCGGCTTTATTAGCTTATACGAATATAATATCGATAAGAGATCGTCGACGATCCTCCCCCAAGATGGCAACTATAATAATTACATCTTTCCTTTCATTACTAAGGGCTCGTCCGGAGGAAGCTTTCGGACTGCAATTCATTCAAGTTCCGACGACTCTTTAAATCCTGGCGATGAGTGGACAACCACCGCAGTAGGAGACACGCTCTATGGAGTTTATCCCTTGTCTGCGTCAATTATTAGAGAGTTGATTAATACGCCATCTGCGTCGGGTGGTACTTATAATGCACAATATCTTTCGTTGCGAAATCGCTTGAATTTTTATTCAGCTAGAAGCCTGCATTATGCAGTAACATCTTCATATGGAGACAAAAACACTCAAGCACTAAACATGATCTATATCCCGTCGATATTTTATGGATCTAAAATCAAGCCGGGCTCTGTTTCCTTGAAGTGGTATTTTACAGGCTCGTTAATCGGAGAGCTTCAAGATAGAAAACAAAACGGAGAGTTGATCGAAGTTACGAATTCGGTAGCTTTTGGTCCAAAGCATTATGACAATAACAACAAAGTAGGTGGTGTTATTTTGTATGATGAGGGGATAATCCTCCTAACTGGGTCATATCCAATAACTAGCGATACCATATATACGTCCAAAGATGGCAACCCCACATGGCGAGTCTTTGCTGCAGGAGCACAGGATGGAGTAAATTCCACCACGGTTGGTAACGATGCTTTCGCCAAGATCGCTTTCGGCCTCTCCTTCAAAGGAACCACCGAAACACCAGTCATGACAATGTTTGCCCACGCAAAGAAAGGCGAGGTCAATTATTCCAACAATCCCTCCTTTATCAAGTACGGACAAGACCTTGTGAATTTCACCTCTGCACACGTTTATGAAGAAAATTCTGAAAGATTGCTTGCCAACACAGTCAGTTCGAGTTATACTGATTACAGCGCTTCGTTTAAAAGACAAGTATATGTTTCGAGAGTTGGAATTTACGACGAGAACAAAAAGCTCATCGGAGTGGCAACCCTCGCAAATCCAGTTCTTAAAGAAGAAGACCAAGACTTGGCTTTTAAATTACGCCTAGACCTGTAGGATATTAAATGGTACTCGGAGTAGATATCTCCACCAGCATCACTGGCTTTGCAGTCGTGACTGATAATGTGCTGGTATATTATGATTCAATTGATTTGCGAAAATACAACGGAGTCTTTGCAAAGACAATTGCAATGAAAGAAAAGCTGATGGACATTTATGAAATGTATCAGCTTGATAATGATGAGAAACTTCAAGGCGATTCTGAATTTCCTATCGAACACATTTACATCGAGCAATCGCTTCATATGTTTATGGGAGGCAAATCTTCAGCAAAGACTCTCTCAACTTTAACTCGATTCAATGGCATTGTCTCATGGCTTCTCTTCGAACTATTTGAGATAGAGCCACAGTTTATTGGCGCCTCCTCCGCACGAAAGCGCGCCGGCATTAAAGTTCCGAGAGGAGAGAAAGCAAAAAAAGTTGTTTTGAAATATTTGCTTGACAACGAGCCCACTTTCAAGGTACAATATACTCATAAGGGCAACCCCAAACCCGAATCGTTTGATCGGGCGGATGCAATTATAATCGCGCGCGCCGGAGATATAATTGAGCGAGAAAAAGAAACACAAGATTCTGTGTGACATATTAGGATATTCACATACCAATGGCCCAGAATCTCTTTTCAAATGTCCGGTATGCGAGCATCACAAGCTTAAGCTCTCTGTTAACCTTCGCAAGAATGTTTTTAAGTGTTGGGTATGTGATTATCGTGGCCGTAATATTCGTAGGTTGGTTCGTCGTTTTGGGACGTTTGTTCATTTACAGCGATGGGAAGAACTTACGGGCCGCCACGATATTGAGAGATTTGCTGAGCTATTTGATGATAGCCCTCGTCTGGACCCTCAGCCCGCTCTGGATCTTCCAGAAGAATTTATAAGTCTGACCGGGGTAATCCCAGCCACAGGTGTCTACGCTCACAAATATTTGCATTCGCGTGGCATAACAAAAGCTGATATTCTTAAGTGGAAGATAGGTTATTGTTTCGGTGGTGAGTATCGCAATCGCATTATCATCCCGTCTTTTAATGATGACGGAGACGTCAGCTATTTCATGGCGAGATCCTATAACGGAGATTCATATAAGTATAAGAATCCGAGAGCATCCAAAGACATTGTATTCAATGAGTTATATATTGATTGGAACGAAGACTTAACAATTGTCGAAGGAGTTTTTGATGCTATTACAGCAGGAAACAGCGTACCTATATTGGGATCTTCATTGCGGCGCGGCTCCGAACTCATCCGCAAAATTGTATACAACGATACCCCCGTCTACGTCGCCCTCGATCCCGACGTCCAAGAAAAAGAAAACAAGATTATTGAAACTCTTCTTAGATATGATGTCGAACTTTATAAGATCGACGTAGATGGCTATGAAGACGTCGGTTCCATGCCTAGAGAGGTTTTCCAAGAACGAAAACAAAAAGCGAGATTTATAGATAGAGAAGACTATTTATTGATGAATTTACTCTCGGCAGTGTAGGAGACCCCCGATGAAAGTAACCAAATCACAACTTAAGCAGATTATTCAAGAAGAGCTTGAAGCCGTAGTAGCAGAAGCCGAACGCACTGCGAAGGGGAACATCACTCAAGATACCCGCGAAAAACATGCCACGGTGGGAAAAGACAAATTTCCTATTTTTGATAAGAAGTCGGCAGAAGCTGCGATAGATTTACGCGGCCACGCCCCCGAAGCAGATAGGGCGAAGATTATCAATAAGGCAGCGAAATACGCACCAGCAGCAGCAAAGAAAGCACGCGAAGCTGATAAGAAAGACTAAGAATGCGCGTTAAAAAGTCTGACTTGATGAATATTATCAAAGAAGAGCTTAATGAGTTCAACATAGGCAATTATTCGCAGGCCGCCGGCGGCGACCTTCGAGCGGCACAATTAGCCAACGATATGCCCATAGAACCCGGGCCCGATCTTCCTGGATTAACAATAGTAAACCTCCTGGCAGAACTCCAAACCTTATTGGAAGAATGGAAAGAAAAAGACTATCCATCTGACGAAGCGCGATATGAAGGATATTATGCCGATATCGCCGAAGTAGTCGATAGATATGATCCGTGCGCACACCCAGGCGATTCATGTGAAGACGCTCACCCTGATCAGTCCCACGAAGAATGCATGAAGGATCAAGAAGAGAGCGACGAAGAATAAAAGCTTGACTTCTTGTTTATAATAGGTTATATTATAAGAGTATCTATGCGGAGGATACATGAAGTTTGCACATATAAGTGATACTCATATCAAAAATTTGAAGTATCATTATGAATATCGAATCATATTCGAGCAGTTGTATGAAACACTGCGAGAAGAGAAGGTCGATTACATTATACACTGTGGGGATATAGCCCACACCAAGACACAGATCTCACCAGAGTTTGTTGAGATGTGTTCTGATTTTTTTCGCAGTCTCGCTGAGATTGCACCAACATATATTATTCTAGGAAACCATGACGGCAACCTAAAGAACAGCAGTCGCCAAGATGCACTGACACCGATTGTCGATGCGCTTGATTTACCGACACTGCGCCTATTAAAGAATTCTGGCGAGGAACATTTGACAGATGATT